CTTGATAGCTATTCACAGTGCTGACGATCTCATGCATCCTAGCGCCAGCTTGGATGAGCTGCCGGACAGCAATGATGTCCGAGCGCTTGCCTTGCTGTTTGACGTCGTTAGCCGTCTTTTCAGAGTCGCCAGCCTCAACAACAAGGACACCATCTTTGGAGCAGTACTTCACGTTATCTGCTTCAGAGCCTTTGCACGCTTCCCAGTGACCCGGATAACCATCCCGGCCGGAGGGGAGTTTAACGGTGTGTGTAAAGAGTTTCCGAACGCCGCCAAGAGCGCGGGGATTCGGAAAGCGAACATAACCTTGGTAATGGTCGCGTTTAGTTTCAGGGCAGAGTTCTTTGCCGACGTAGATATACTCTACTTCCCAGTCGTCAAAGTATGAAGCCCCAGGTTCTTCACCATTCCAAAACATGGTGAAGCACCATTTGCGAGACTTCGTAGCTGCGGTAGCGGGCATGAAGAAGAGCGACTGAGCCGGGGTGGAACTCGGTATCAGTGCCGGCAATATTTTTCAAAATGAAAAAATAATTGCAGGTATATCACACACGATGACAGTAGAGCTATCAATGTTCTCGCTCGCGAAACAATGTGCGGGCACTCGTGAGTATTTGAAAGAAGTCGATGAGAGCACGTGGTCTCTCGGAAGACGATGCAAGAAGCTAGAACAAGAAGTGACACTTCTTAAGCGAGCCATGGCGGAGCAGCAAGATCAGCTTCATAAGATTTTCAACCAAGTTTTACCTGGGTTAGCAGGTAATACTACGGGGCCAGAGGTACCTGACGATGTCGGTCCCGAGGCCCCAGGAGGGATTTCCACAGCCCAACAGGCGAGGGGTGGCAATGGTCCGACCAGGACGACGAAGCCATCCGCCCATCGGGTGGCTATAGAGGAATCATAGCGCTTAGCGGTAAGATATCAAGGTCGGTAACGTTCGTCCCCCAGGGGCGCGAATCGTAACGTAATAGACCGCAGCCAAATGCGACAGAAGGGAAGAAAGAGGGATCAAGCGGCATCAAAGTGGGCGCGAGCGGGCGCGAGTGGGAACGAAAGTAACAACACCAGCTTTATGATCGGATTTAACATAGATTACATCCTGATTCAGGCCCCTGGGGGACCAAGTTTACCGATCCTAATATCTCACTCCAAAATGGAGTGATTTCTTCTTAGGCACAGGATATACGGCTGGAGTTGTCCTGGGAGCAGACCATTAAAACCCCCGAGCTTTGGCGAATTAAATAATTTTTTTTTCCAAAGATTATGCGCGAGAGCATATCGCGCACATGCCACGCGTCGCTGCAAAGCCAAAGGTGGTATATGTGAAGCCCGCTGCAAAGCGGGCAACAGCAGTAGCGGTGCGAAAGCCCCGCGTTGCTGCTGTAAAACCTGCCCCCGCTGCAAAGCGGAAGCCCGCATCGAGTATGGTGTCGAGCTTGCTAAGCGCCGGGGGCTCATTGCTCGGAGGAGCAATGGCGGGACCATCAGGCGCCGCGCTGGGAGGCGCGGCGGGAAAGATGGTAGGAAAGCTGTTTGGTCATGGAGACTACACGGTTTCCAATGTTGAGTCCATTAACAAGAACAATTTGGTCTTGTCGAATTCGGCCAACATTCCACAATTCGGAACTGGAAAGGTGGCAACGAAGTTTGTCCATCGAGAGTTCCTCGGTGATATTTATTCGGCGGCAACGGCGAATACATTCAAGATCCAGAGTTACCCGTTGAATCCTGGACAGGCAGCAACGTTCCCCTGGCTCTCAGATGTCGTCAAAGCGAAATATCAACAATTCCGAATCAATGGCTGCGTCTTTGAGTTCCGCTCAATGTCCAGCGATGCATTGAATTCGTCGAACACGGCCCTCGGAAGCGTCATCATGTCAACCGACTATGATTCCGCCGACGTAGTGTTCGCATCAAAGCAGGAGATGGAGAACACAGAGTTCTCCAGCTCATGCAAGCCAAGCACGAATATGCTACACGCCATTGAATGCGAGCGAACGCAGACGCCAGTCAATGAGCTGTACATTCGCGCTTATGACGTTCCGGCAGGAAAGGATATCCGGTTGTACGACTTGGGACGAGTCTCGATCGCTACGACCGGATGTCAGGGAACCAACGTGAACCTTGGTGAGCTTTGGGTGTCCTATGACATCGATTGCTTCAAGGCAATCGAGCAATCGCCCTATTATGGAACCCCGGTATCAGAGTTCAAGCTCTCCGGAGTGGTATCCACCAATGCATTGGGGGATTTGCCTCCAACGCCTTTGTTGGATCAAATAGGGTGTACGTTCGTACGCGACAGCGGTACGGACACAGTCATCTTGCCTTACGACATGAAGAAAGGCACGATTTTCTCTGTGTACTATGGAGTCTACGGTGCGTCCACCGCGAGCATCCCGTACCAGAGTATGACTGTCGCCGGAGGAGTGGTGGGTTATGGCAGTTATGCCGCCCATCCCTACACCGGGACCATGACAACCGATAACAAAACGCGTTATCAGGTTTTCAAGTATGATGGCACAGGAACGCCTGCCTCACCACCAACGCTAGCCTTCACAGGAGGGCTAGTACCCAACACGATCACAAACGCGAGTTTGGTCATCGCCATGCTTGGTGGAGGATATGTTCCCGATGGAAACTGACTAGTTTCCGTAGAAGAGGAATATCTCCTGGTGACCGATATTGATTAATCAGTCGCTAAAAAATTTTTTCGCGAGCTTTAGCGGTACTTAGCCATCAATCTCGTCGCCATAAGATCCGTCGAGGTTCATTTCACCGAGCATCTCATCGAGTGCTGCGGCCTCGTCCGGATCCATGCAATAAGTGCAGAATTCGTCCGCAGAATGCTCGAATTTGCAACGATTTGCATTGCCAGAGGATTCATCTTCTGGCTCACAGTCGTCGCAGACGACGTCAGCCCCATGTGCGACAGAGCATTTATGCTCGGGCACTTGGGTAAAACCAGTCTGGGTGCGCGCCAGCGCAGGGGCCTCGGGACCGACATCGTCAGGTACCTCTGGCCCCGTAGTATTACCCCAGACTTTTTGTTCCGGGCCACGTTCCGGAATCACAAAGCAGTCGGAGGGCTCCAGCCCTATTCCCGTTCCGGGCCGACTGTATGCTTCACCAAGGTTAGGCATATAGATGATTTGGGAAATCCGGCGCCCCAGCTGGCCCAAATCTTCGCCCGACAAGGGGTAAACTTTGTCGGGAGGGTGGCAGCTTGTGATAAAGATGCGGCGAGCAAGGAACTGGCGGCTCGCACCCTTGATTTCGACGCGATAGGGGTACCGATCGAGGAGCCTGAGCAGGATGTGAAAGGCGCAGAAATCTTGACGGAAATCATCAAAGATGACATCTTCGTGGGCGTCATAGCCCTCGAACCACTTTCCGTCTTTGCCAGAGATCCAAGGGTCAGCGCAGGATCCGAAAGCAAACTTGGATTTGCCCGTGCCAGTCGGGCCATAAATCCAATAAACTTCGGGAACCCAGTCGCGACCGGGTTCCAGAAATTTAAGCATCGTCTCTGCGACTTTAATAGCTTGATAGCTATTCACAGTGCTGACGATCTCATGCATCCTAGCGCCAGCTTGGATGAGCTGCCGGACAGCAATGATGTCCGAGCGCTTGCCTTGCTGTTTGACGTCGTTAGCCGTCTTTTC